GGTGATACCAATCACGAGGAAGGTGCACGGGTGACCTTGGGACAGCTGAGGGGCTCGGCTGCTATAGCCCAGCTCTCAGACAGCGTTATAGCCCTAGAGCGTAACCAGCAGGCTACATCTGGCGGCGCCACCACTGTTCGTGTCCTGAAGAATAGGTACAGCGGTGAAGTGGGAGTTGCCTGCCATCTTGACTACGACCTGTCCACTTGTAAATTCCATGAAACTGAAGCAGATGACGAGTTCGACCCCAGTACGGACTTTTGAGGAAGTACTGGAGACCACTACTGGTAACTACTATTTCCGTACTTATGCAAGTGACGGTTACCCTCTTTACATCATGCCTGTGGATGATCCAGCTGCATATCTGAAGCGTCCTAACCCACCTACACCTGAAGCAGTAGCCAAAGCACAATTCGTTGACAAGACCTATGTCTGGGAGAACACTGCTACAAAGACTAAACCTACTTGAGTGGATGATTGCCATCACAAACATTTTTATCGTTGCCGGAGTTATCAGACACTGGAATGACGCTTATCTTTGATATTGAGACAGACGGACTTCTTCATGAAGTTACCCGTATCCACTGCATTGGTATCCATGATGTCGACAAAGGGGAGACTTATGTCTTCAATGATGTCGGCACTCAACAGCCAATTACGAAAGGCATTCAGCTTCTTGAGGATGCAGAGACAATTATTGGTCACAACATTATTGGGTACGACATTCCTGTTATTCGTAAGTTGTATCCATGGTTTCAAGAGCCTAGTTGTGTTCTGGATACTTTGGTCCTTAGCCGTGTTTATCACGCTGATCTCCTAAAGATAGACCAGAAACGCAAGTGGAATCAGATGCCACTGCAATTGTGGGGGCGTCACAGCCTTGAAGCCTACGGATACAGGTTAGGTGAATACAAAGGCTGCTTTGGAAAGACAACTGACTGGAAAGAGTGGTCACAGGACATGGAGGATTACATGGTCCAAGACGTAAACGTTACCCGAAAACTTTGGAAACACTTCCACAAATACCTGAATGGGTCCAGCTAGAGCACAGGGTTGCTCAACTACTTACACAACAAGAACTACATGGATGGTACTTTGATGAGTCTGCTGCATGGAAACTTGAGTCAACTCTCAGACGAGAGCTTGAGTCACTTAAAGAGGTACTACGCAACAGGCATCCTCTTGTCTTCGGAAAGGAGTTTACTCCTAAACGACCTAACAAAACACAGGGGTACATCACAGGAGCTTCTTTCACTCGACTGACTGAATTCAACCCAACCAGTCGTGATCACATCGCATACATCCTTCAGAAGTTCTATGGCTGGAAGCCGGTTGAACTGACAGATAAAGGTAAGCCTGTTGTCGATGAGATCGTATTAAAAGATATTGGGTCAGAGATTGCTCTTCAGTTCTTCCGTTGCCTTGAACTTACAAAGCAGATTGGAATGTTGACTGAAGGTGTGAATGCATGGCTCAAGCTGGTGCGTAACAACAGGATCCATCATCACTGCTCCGTTGCAACGAACACACACAGATGTGCACACCGTAAGCCGAACTTAGGTCAAGTACCAGCTGAGCATGAATTCAGGAAGTTGTTCTGTGCAACTCCTGGAAAGGTAATGGTTGGTGCTGACCTAGCAGGTATTGAGCTGCGAATGCTAGCCCATTACTTGGCTAGATGGGATAAAGGACGGTACGGAGATGTGCTTCTCAATGGAGACATCCACCAAGAAAATGCAGACAAGATCGGCATCAGCCGCAGGCTTGTCAAGACTGTAACTTATGCATTCCTTTATGGCGCTGGTGATCAAAAGATTGGGCTCTCCTATGACCAAAGCCTTTCCCCGGACAAGGCAAAACAAAAGGGCACGGAGATTAGGCAGGCTTACATGGATGCTATTCCTGGCCTTCAGAAGCTTGTGGAAGCTACCAAGAATGCTGCTAAAAGAGGCTACATCCGTGCCATCGACGGTCGCCATATCAGCGTTGACTCGCCGCATAAGTCCCTGAACTATCTTTTACAAAGTAGTGCCGGTGTAATTGCAAAGAGATGGATGGCATTAACACATGAAGCAATCATCAGAGCAGGCATCGAAGCTAATCAGCTGGCCTTCGTACATGATGAATTGCAATTCGAGACATCTCCAGAACAAATCGAAGAACTGAAGTTTGCCCTGCTATGGGGTGCAGCTTCATCTGGAGAGTATTACAACCTAAGAGTTCCAATTGCTGCTGATGCTAAGTCAGGTATGGATTGGAGTGAAGTACATTAACTATGGCAGTAAAATCAAAGACAAGTCTTGGTCGCGTTGAGTTTCAATCACGAGCCAAGCATAAACACACTCATCAAGGCAACGGCAGGCGTAGTCTCCCAAAGCGTGGTAAGTCGAGGGCAAGGTAAATGAGTCTGCTTATTGATGCGGACTTCATTGTCTACAAATGCTGCGCCGCAACCGAATCTGAAATTGACTGGGGTGATGATGTCATCACAGTAACCAGTCGATTTACAGAAGCCTACGATTACGTAGAGCGAGAACTTTACACAATTGCTAAAGACCTTGGCTGTTTTGACGACTCTATTCTTTTCTTTTCTGATTCTAGCAACTTTCGTAAACTGGTCGATGTTAACTATAAAGGACATCGAAACCGAAAGAAACCGTGCGGCTACAAAAGGGTCATCAACAAGCTCAAGGAAGACTACCAGGTTGTAATACTACCGACCCTGGAGGCTGATGATGCCTTAGGAATCTACGCGACCAAAGAGCAAGGGCATATCATCTGCAGTCCGGATAAGGACATGCGTCAGATTCCCGGTGAGTTGTACGACCTTACAGAAGGGGTTGTGGAGATTACCAAGGAAGAAGGTGACCGATGGCATCTGATCCAAACAATGGCAGGTGATCAAACAGATGGATATGCAGGTGTACCGACAATCGGAATCAAGAGAGCGGACGCAATCCTGAATGATAAAGGTGCAACCTGGAACACAGTACTAGAGACTTTTCTTGAGAAGGGTCTCACAGAGGAAGATGCATTGAAGAATGCACGCCTTGCAAAGATCCTTCAAGTGGAAGATTATGATTTCACCAATCAAGAACCAAGACTTTGGACTCCCAGCTCCGATAGTCGAGATGACGATGGAGCAGCAATTCAAGATGAAGCAGATCGAGAATGCACTTCGATCTGAAGATGCACAAAAGGAAGATATCATCACGATCTTCCTTGCACTACAACATCAGAACTTCGTCCTTACAAACACCGTAGCAAACCTAGTCAAGAAATGGCCAACACAAATACCACAGGACCGTCGTACTACAAACGAGGGGGAGTTGAAGTTTGGGACTTCATCAGAGACCAACAGCTGAACTTCCATCTGGGTAATGCAATCAAATACATCTGCCGTTGTGGAAAGAAATCCACAGCAGATCCAATTGACGATCTCACCAAAGCAATCCACTACCTTGAAAACGAACGTGAGTTTTTACGAAACAGCAGCACACGAGTTTCGGAGCAAGTTCGAGCTGCCCATCGGGTTGACAATTTCCTCTTTGACTCTTCAACAGACTTTGATCGATGAGGAACACCTTGAAGTTGCTCATGCTTACCTTGACCTGCTTGAAGACATCACCAATAAACGAGCACGTGAACATCTGCTGAAGGAGCTTGCTGACCTGGTGTACGTGTGCCATCAGATGGCTGCATGCTTTGGCTGGGATCTGCAGACAGCACATAACCGAGTTCATGGAAGCAACATGAGCAAGCTCGGGGAAGACGGCAAGCCCATACGTCGTGAGGATGGAAAGATTCTCAAAGGGCCTAACTACTACGAACCTTCACTTATTGATCTTGTCTGATACTACTGTGGAAAAAGAACTAATCGCACGTACTGGCCGTGTACAAAGTTGGATTGATGATCCGACATCTCGTCTACCTGTGAGCTGCACTGTCTTCGTTGTAGAAGACGAAATGGAGGGACCTAATGGCATCGAAGCATCATGGCGATTTGTTAGCCACGCTCTCCGTTATGGAGCAGGAGTGGCGGTCCACTTATCCAAACTACGACCCAAGGGAGCTGAGAACGGCAAGGGCTTGGTTGCTTCTGGCCCAGTCTCGTTTGCAAAGATCTACTCAACCCTCAATGAAATCCTGAGGCGTGGAGGGGTTTATAAGAATGGAGCTGTTGTATGCCATCTTGATCTCAACCATCCTGATGTGCTTGAGTTCATTACTGCTAATCGTGGTGAGCTTCCTTGGGTTAAACGTTGCGTCAACATCAATAATCATTGGTGGGAGCAAGCATCCCAAGAAGTACGTATCGCTCTCCTTGAAGGAATCAAGAAGGGAGATATCTGGCTCAACAAGACAAAGGTAGATCGTAATGGAAATCGAATCCGAGGTAACGTATGCCTGGAAGTTTATCTCCCAAGCAGGGGAACATGTCTACTGCAACATATTAACCTCGGCGGATGCGAACTCAATGACATTCAAGGTGCGTTTGTCAACGGAATGTCCGAATTGTGCAGCCTTCACGCCAAAACAGGTGTTGGAGAAAGCGGAGAATACCTGCCTCCAGAGACTGATCGCCAAGTCGGTCTCGGAATGCTGGGACTTGCCAACCTTCTGAGGCAGCAAGGCGTTTCGTACAAAGACTTCGGAGATGCTCTTGAAAAGCTGAATGCCGGTCAAGACTTTCGAAACTACGAACAGACACCAGCAATTGTCATTGCACAAGAGCTTGCTGCAGGCATCCAGGCTGCTGCTGAGGTGGCGAAGTTCAACAAGATGGAGCGTGCCTTTGCCATTGCTCCTACTGCCTCGTGCAGTTACCGATACACCGATCTCGATGGGTACACCACCACCCCTGAGATCGCCCCTCCCATTGCCCGTCAAGTTGACCGTGATAGCGGTACGTTTGGCGTCCAGAGCTTCGACTACGGTCCTGTAGAGGTCGCGTCTGAAGTTGGCTGGGAGTCATACAAGCGAGTAGTGGACGGCATTGTTCGACTACTTGATAGCACCGGACTGTTGCATGGTTATTCATTTAACAGTTGGTCAGATGTGGTTACCTACGATGAGCAGTTCATCGAAGATTGGTTAGCAAGTCCACAGACTTCTCTTTACTACTCGCTTCAGGTAATGAGCGACGTTCAAGATAAGTCTGATGCCTATGCTGCATTGGATGAAGGTGACGTTGATGCATACCTGGAGTCTCTTCTCAATGATCCTGCTCCAGATTGTAATTGCGGCGAATGAACCCTTATCAGAAACTACTAAATCGTAAACGGAAATGGTCTCCGGTACAGACCACAGCTGGGAAGCTCCGTGAAGGTGCGGAAGAAACTATCTACCGTGCCTTGGCAATTCGCCACATGGAACTTCCTGTTGGAGATTTTATCAATGATGCACTAAAGAATGAAGTTCCAGAGTTATCGCGGGATCTACTCCGATCCAACATCAAAGACGAAGAAAACCACGACTTGGCTCTCAGTTACATCGCCGAAGCTCTCGGCACTGACCCAACTGCTGAAGCCGAAGCAATGCGACTCCGCGATGCTTGGACGGCGCATCCAGATCACACGGTCCTCAAAGCAATGGTGGCCGAGCGTGCAATTTTCTTCGTTCTATTGCCATTCTTCCGCTTTAATGGTGACGCTGGTCTCCGAACAGTAAGCGCTGATATCTCACGTGATGAACAAGTCCATGTTGCAGCGAATAGCCTGGTATGTACTGAGCTTGGTCTCAATTGGAGTCCTTCTCTCGATAAGCTCAGGAAGGCAACCATTAATTGGGTACTTGAGCCTTTAGGTAAAAACACTGAGATTAAGTATCTAGACAAAAAATTTTGGTTGGATTCCAGTGACTCTCTGATGTATCAGGGTAGGGCACCTGAGTTGTCTGACACACGTCGTGCCCGTATGCCTGCTTTCTTTGAACATGCAAACCCCAACTTACCTCAGTATGCTTGAGACATCTGGTCTCCAGCTTCAATCAATCCTCCAAGAACTAGAGGACAACTTTCCACCAACTAATCCCCACCCGGATGATCCAACAAATCTCATAATGTACCGCTCTGGCCAACGTTCTGTGGTCGAGTGGATCAACCATCGTCTCACCGAAGATACCAATGGCCAGTAAAAAAGACAAGCGAAAAGCTAAGAAGATGGCAGAGAAGGGCAAGTCGGCCCTTCAGATTAAACAAAAGACAGGTGTTGGCAGCCAGACTGCTAATAGGTATGTGGCGAAGAGAGCACCATCACCAAGCCCCAGTCGGCCAAGTCAACCGAGTCAACCGAGTCAACCGAGTCAACCGAGTCAACCGAGTCGGCCAAGTCAACCGAGCCAACCCCAAAAGCAACCCACGATGACTGGTGTTGCAACAAAGGATGGACGTTATAGCTACGGAGCACAGAAGCAAGCACAGAAGAACTACCAGCGACTAGTTGAGCAAGGTGTCACTGATGCATTTAATCCTGGCAAAGCTGGTAGTCGTGCAAACATCATGGCCGATGGCTTTGTAAACAAGAAGGAGCTAAATAAATTTGCCAAACTAAAAGATATTGATGCCGATAAGGCACGAAAGAAGCTATCCAGTAAAGGTGCTGCATTCAGTGCTGGTGCCAACAAGCGTGCTGATTCTGTCTTTGCAAAGAACAACCCATTTCTTGCAATGATGATTGGTTCTCCGAGTGAAGCATTTATGAATACTGGGCTTAAGGGTAAAGGTAAAGGGAAGCGCTTGGATCTCTTTAAGGGTTCAAGTAGCTTTGACTATAAGAACAAGTTGCCTGGTGAAGTCTTTAACTTCGGACCTGATGGCACTATTCAAGGCAATCAGCCTGTACCCAATGTTGATCGTTTGAATAGCATTTTTGATAATCCAGATGCTGAAGACAAGCAACGGATTGTTAAGACTTCTATTGGCGATGTAAACGGCACTCGAAACAAAACTACCAACACAGGTACTGAAGGTACTGATGGTACTGAAGGTACTGAAGGTACTGAGACAAATACTGATCAGACTAGTATTGATCCCGGTCAAGGCATGATGTCAGGTGGGGGTATGGGTGCATTCGGTGCCACTAAACTTGGTCGAGCCAAATCACGTCTTCGTAAGCTTGGCATTTATGGACGAGGAACTGGACTTCTAGGTCGGGGACTTCAATACGGTAACTCACTTAACGCATAAACATGTCAGCCAAATCACGGTATGACTATTTAGCAAGTGACCGTTCAAACTTTCTAAACGTATCAAGACAAGCTGCTGACTTGACTCTTCCTTATCTCAATCGTGGTGAGGAAGAGTTTGTCAAAGGAGCACGTCATCTCCCTACACCTTGGCAAAGCGTTGGTGCAAAAGGAGTAGTCACTCTGGCATCTAAATTGATGCTAGCTCTACTGCCTCCTCAAACCAGCTTCTTTAAGCTTCAGGTAGATGAGAATGCATTGGGTACGGACTTCCCACCCGAAGTTCGTTCTGAGTTGGATCTTTCCTTTGCGAAGATCGAACGTACAATTCTTGAAGCCGTTGCTGCTTCCAGTGATCGTGTCGTTGTACACCAAGCACTGAAGCATCTAGTGGTGACAGGTAATGCGTTGATCTTCATGGGAGAGAAACAGCTCAAGCTATACCCCTTGAATCGCTATGTAGTAGAAAGAGATGGTAACGGTAATGTGCTTGAAATAGTCACAAAAGAACGCATCTCAAAGAAGCTTCTCATGAAGACTCTTCCTCAAGCTGTGCCCAATGATGTGGCAGGTACTGAGGCGGAACGGAATGATGAAGCAGATATTTACACACACATCCGCCGAGACAACAACAGGTTTGTCTGGCATCAAGAATACGAAGACAAGATCATTCCAGGATCAATGGGTAAAGCGCCCATCGAAGCAAACCCCTGGCTTGTCCTTCGGTTCAACACCGTTGATGGTGAAGTCTATGGTCGAGGTCGAGTTGAGGAATTCATTGGAGATCTACGCTCCCTTGAAGCACTCTCTCAGGCACTCGTGGAAGGCTCTGCAGCAGCCGCTAAGGTTGTCTTTGTAGTATCACCCTCAAGCACCACCAAACCGGCCACGCTGGCCGCTGCAGGTAACGGTGCAATCGTTCAAGGAAGACCTGATGACATTGGTGTTATCCAGGTTGGTAAGACTGCTGACTTCCGTACTGCATTTGAAATGATGCAGCAATTGGAACGTCGGTTGTCTGAGGCATTCCTCATCCTTTCTGTACGTCAGTCTGAACGGACAACAGCTGAGGAAGTACGAATGACTCAAATGGAATTGGAACAACAGCTTGGTGGACTGTTCAGTCTACTGACTACTGAGTTCCTAGTTCCTTATCTAAATCGGAAGCTGAATGTCTTCCAAAAGACTGGTCAGATTCCTCGTCTACCCAAAGATATTGTCAAGCCTACTATTGTTGCTGGTGTTAATGCTCTTGGTCGTGGACAGGATAGGGAGAGCCTTGCTGCTTTCCTCACGACCATCGCTCAGACAATGGGTCCAGAGTCTATTGCAAAATACATCAACAGTAATGAAGTCATCAAGCGACTTGCTGCTGCACAAGGTATCGACGTACTGAACCTTGTGAAGTCTGTGGATGAGATGCAACAAGAACAGATGCAGAACATGAGTATGCAGAAGGACATGATGCTGACACAGCAGATTGGACAACTTGCAAAAACACCTCTGCTTGATCCAAGTAAAAACCCACAAGCAATGGAGATGATTAATGGACAAGGCAATCCCCAGCCGACCGACGCGAACCAAGAAGGCACAGCCGGAACCCCCGTCATCGGTTGAAGAAAAAACTCCTAGTACTGAGTCAACAAATAAGTACGCACCTAAACCCAAGATCGGTAAAGCCACCATTGGTGTCCCCAATCGTGTGGAAACAGTTGGTCTTGGAAACCTGAAAGTAATTACCACCAATGGCTACACTGACGTATGATTCGACTGAAGCACAAGATGGAGAGTTCACAAGTGAAGAACTCGACTCTTTGCAAGTTGGAGAAGCTCTAGAAGAACAGCAACAACAACTGCTTGCTGGTAAGTTCAAAGATGCTGAAGATCTTGAACAGGCTTACATGGAACTCCAACGTAAGCTTGGTAATCCAGCAGAACGTGAAGAACAGGTAGAAGAAGAGCCTCAGGAAGAGGATGAAGAAGAACAGCAAGAACTAGACACAAGCTTCTTAGAGCGCCTGTGGGAAGAATCACAGGATGAGTATTCAGAGGAAACTCTTGAAGCACTCCAAAACATGGATGCTGCAGACCTTGCACAGATGTTCTTGGACTACCGTTCACAGGTAGAGGAAGGAACAACTGAAACCGAAACACTGAGTGATGGTGATGTTGAAAACCTTCAAGGCATTGTTGGTGGTGAAGAAAGCTACGGTCAGATGATGTCTTGGGCTCAGGAATCATTGTCCGAGCAAGAGATCAACATGTACGACGCAGTGATGGAAAGAGGTGATCCTCTTGCCTGTTACTTCGCTGTGAATGCGTTGGCCTTTAGGTTCCAAGAAGCACAAGGCTATGACGGTCAGATGTTGACTGGTAAAGCACCTGCTTCTCAGACCCAAGGCTTCCGTAGTCAAGCTGAACTCGTGCGTGCCATGAGTGATGCTCGCTATGACAATGATCCTGCATATCGTGCAGACGTTGCTGCCAAGCTTGAGGTGTCTGATCTCAGCTTCTAAGTATTGGCAGTTTAGAAGGAGTAAGCAATATAAAAGTCCCTTGCAATGAACTCATGCTTACTCTGACACTCACTCTTGCTTCTCTTGCATCTTGGTATGGCCAGCCATATCACGGTAGAACCACCGCTTCTGGTGAGACCTACAACATGTATTCCATGACTGCTGCACACCGTTCGCTTCCATTTGGATCAAAGGTTCGTGTCTGCAATACCTCCAATAAGCGTTGTATCAATGTCCGTATTAATGATCGTGGACCTTTTGTACATGGTCGTGATATTGACCTTAGTCGTGCTGCTGCTGAGGCAATTGGATTGAGAAGTAAGGGTGTTGGTCAAGTTACCATCCAACGAATCTATTAATCATGAAAGGAAAAGGTAAAGGTGGTGGCGGCAAAAAAAGGCTGCTGATGAAACCGGGTCTCTACGCCAACATCCACGCTAAGCGTCTTCGCATCAGAGATGGTTCTGGTGAGAAGATGAGAAAGCCTGGAGCTGCTGGTGCTCCTACTGCTAAGCAGTTTAAGAAAGCAGCGAAGACTGCAAAGAAGTAAGCACGTCGTCCGTTCATTCCTTCGGGAACGCATGACACCTACTCATGGAACGGGG